AATCCTCGAATGTTCAGAAGGAGAAGCCAGAGAGGCTCTTGATTTACTTCTTAAACGGTACGAGGGTTTCGCGGAACTTAAAAAGACTACTATTCCTCGAGACGCTGAGCGCGGTTATTTTATTGGGTTGGATGGACGTAGAGTCCCAATTCCCGGGGACACGAAAGGGGAACGCAAACATCTTTGCATGTCGGGCTATCTTCAAAACGGAGAAGCCATCATAATGAAAATGGCTACCCTTAAATGGGAGGATAAACTTGCAGATCACCAAGCTCTGTTGGTTAATCTGGTGCACGACGAGTGCCAAACTGAGGTACCGAATAATATGGAGAGTGCTCTCTGTGTCGCTAAGATGCAGGCTGATTCTTTTGAAGAAGTTGGTGAAGAATTAAAACTTAAGTGTCCTTTAAAAGGTAGTTACTGGAATGAAGATCATAAAGACTATACAATCGGAACAAATTGGTCAGTTACCCATTAACAAACCAATTGATTAACAAGGAGATTACAATGCCTAAGTATGAAGTTGAATATACTTATAATATTCCCGAGGAAGGTGTCTTTACCTTAGAGACCCCGGAGCCTCTGACTATGGATGAAGTTGAAGAGCAAGCTATTGTTGAAATTCAAGAGACATTCCCAGATGTAAGAGACATTAGAGTTGACGGATTTAAGGAGATTACTGTTGGCTAAGATTGATTTTGTTTATCTGCAAGGCAAAACCAAATGGTTTCGCCATTCAGCCCCCAACCAATGGGGTAATTGGTCGCACGATCTCTATATAGATCCTCCCTCCCTCGAAAAATGGAAAGAACTACAAACAGGATCTGATGATGTTTTAGGAATTAAGAATCAATTGAGAAAGGATGAAGACGGATACTTTGTTACTTTGAGACGACCTGTCGAAAAGCAATTGAGGTCGGGAAAGAAGATTGGCTTTGCGCCTCCTGAAGTTCTAATGGCAGACGGAGTGACTCCACTTCGTGGTGTTATGGTTGGCAATGGTTCTGACGTCACCACAAAACTAGAAGTATATACACACTTCGTACCAGGAAGTAACAATAAGAAGGCTAGAGCCATACGCTGGTTATCTTCAAAGATTGATAACTTAGTTCCCTTTGAAATTAACAAAGACTTTAATGAAAATGAAGAGAAGCAGGTCAGAGGATTAGCTGAACAACCTGCTCAATTTTAGCCGACGCTATTCGGCTAATGAAGCTGACCTCTACTGTTAAAGCTTTCAGTAAGTCAGAGCCTGTGGGAGTAGCGTCCGCGACGGGACCTTTTCTTTTGTCACAGTCGTCTAAGTAGCTGTTATAGGATACCTGTTCGTTGCAGGAGACGTACGAGAACCGCTTAATCGTACCTGTGAACAGCACTTGCCACTCCCGGTCCAAACGGTGTAGTGCATGTGCCCTCCGGTACCCGTAATTAAAGTGGGGACCTCCTCACCTATGTAACTCGTGGTATCGCAATCTCCGTGGTGAATGGGAGATCCCGCTAGTCATCCGGTGGAGGATAAAAGAGGGTGACCCGCGTTTGCTGCTTTCCAGGTACGTTGAAAGCAGGAGGATATCCCACCATTCCCTCACAGGTGCAAGGGATGCACATGAGGCCTTACCGAAAACTAGGACTCCGCAAAATACGAACTGGGCGGTGCGGTGCATAACCGTGGTAGACGGCCAATAATGGTTTGGATGTCAGTCTAGTAATTACGACGCTCAATCGTAGTGACCTAGACCGTAGCCTAAGCGCTAGAGACCAACTAGTATCCTGACGGCGGTCTACCGTTCGGGACTGAAGGTTCGAGTCCTTCCAGGGTCAACAGGTCCCTGTGGCGAAACGGCAAACGCACTAGTGGGGACAAGTAGGTTACAACCCTACCACTGTCCAGATACCGTTTGAGAGGTCGTGGCTGTCAGTGAAAACAGAGACGAAGTTTACTCTCGAACAAGTACGCTTGCATTCCTAGGCAAGTCCTAAGTTCTCACCTTGGAGTTCCCAGGGCCAAACCAAAAAGGTGGTGTTATCAGGTGACGTGAGGGCAGGAAAGAAGAGATGTCTAAAGACGGTGCCATCAGCGAAGCTTCTTCCATTCAAGAAGTGGGGCTTGAAGCTGTCTTCTTGACTAGCAACCACGTTCGAATCGTGGATATAACGGATGGTAACTCTAGTCTCGTAGTAACGACATGTCTCTTCGGCGGATGCGCCAAACCCCGCAAGGTTTGGAGATACTGACGTAACGAACAGTTCACGTCTCGCGCCAGATGAACACCCGTGGATGTGGAGAACCATAAGAAAGCAAGCCGAAAACCCAGGGCCAGATTAGCCCTCTCTGATTGGAAGAGCTGTTAACCGAACCTCCTTCTGAGGGAGACGGACTGTTGGTGTTCATGTACACCTCTGGATCAGCAAGGAATGTGCTCTACCTCGCCACCCAGGTGATGGGGCTCTTCGGAGCAGGAATGGCGTAACACAATAGGGCAATGCCCGGAACCTCTTGCAAAAGCTGTCTCCAATATCGAAGGTGAGGAGAATAGTGTACACGAAGCAGGTGAGGACGGATCGAGATAGACAAGTACTGGTGAGAAAGACACATGAAGCCAGGAAAGAGCGCGTCCAATAACCGTAACACTTCTTGCGAGGGAATTCCACAAAACCAAAGGAGAAGTGCCATGACGTTCCTCTGGACCCAGATACTAGAAGTCATTGCTCCTCAGCAACCGCCCTAGAGGTAGGGCTTTAGTACATTTTAAACAATAAAAAGGAGTGAGCTATGTATCCTCCGAATTATAACCCCTGGCCGCAAATGTGGCCGCCAGCAGGGCCGAATATAGATGAAACTCTCCGTGTCCTCCATAAGATTCGCAGGCAGGAAAAGAAGAGACAGAAACAAGAGGACGAGGAAAAGAAGAAGAAAGAACCTCCGAAGAGAAGATCTTATACACTTACGGACGTCTTTCTGATATTGTTCTCATGTTCTTGGTTCGTAGGACCGTTGACCGCAATGGCAATGATCAAAGTAACCCAGAACTTCTTATTAACCATGCAACCGTTAGTCAAATGACATATAGTCCAACAACCAAATACAACCTTCTTTACGAAATGAAGAGGTTGAAGAAAAAAGAGGATGAACTCGGTTACTTAGAAGAAGAAGAGTTCTCCTTTGATGAATACGACATCCCCTATATAATAGAATTGATTGAGAAAGATATTGCAAGTGCCGGAGATACAGACCTTAATTAAGGACATCTACAATCTTGTCCAAAGAAAGGACGGATGGTTTAACGATGACCTCGCGAACAGTTTTGCGTCAACAGTGGCTAGTAAACTACAAGAACAACTTGGAGAAAGCCAGAAGACGTCTACACTTCGCCTCAGCAAGATGGGACCGAGTTGTCCTAAAGCGTTATGGTACTCCGTTAACCACCCTGAACTTGCTGAAGCGTTGCCTCCATGGGCCGAGATCAAGTATTCATACGGTCATGTTATTGAAGCATTGGCTATCGTCCTATCAGAGGCCGCCGGACACGAAGTAACGGGGAAACAAGATGCAATCGTACTCGACGGGATCACAGGTCATAGGGATTGCGTTATCGATGGGTGTATCGTCGATGTCAAGTCTAGTAGTAGCAGGGGTTTTAGTAAGTTCAAGGATAAGACTCTTGCGAAAGACGATAGCTTTGGCTATCTGGACCAGCTTGATGGGTATGTGTTGGGTTCCCATTCTGATCCTCTTGTTCGGTGCAAGGACCGTGGCTACATTCTAGCTATTGATAAAACCTTAGGACATATGGTGCTCTATGAACATGAGGTTAGCCATGATCGATCAGAAGCTCTTAAAGAGAGAATTCGAGTATACAAGGCTATCGTTGCTGATCCAACTCCACCGGCTTGTGGATGCGAGACATTCGCCGAAGGATCATCCGGTAACGTGCGCCTTGATACAAGGGCTAGCTACTCGCCTTACAAGCATATCTGTTTTCCTAACCTCAGAACATTCCTATATGCCGCAGGACCCGTCTTCCTTTCCAGAGTAATGAAGAGACCATTCAATAAAGATGGTCCAATAACAGAGATTGACAAAAACGGTAAGATCGTGTACAATGTATAGCACAGAAAGATATTGCAAATGTAAGAGACCTTCCCAATGCTACGGTGGTAGCTATGGTGTAATTTGTAAATTGAATGCAACCAAATGAACGGGAGTTGGCCGTGTTTCGTCTTCGGCGGTCACCACTGGTGCTTCCATATAGACAAGTATGGGCTCTATCTAACGATCTGCCGCCGGTGTGGTAGAATTAAATAAAGGAGAGCTTCTGCTGGATCAAATGAACGGCGCCGTTGTCCTGAGCCGTTTGGTCTCGACTGCGGAGAGCCCCGTCGCTTAGACGACGGTAATCAGCAGAGCCCCGTGAAAGTCGGGGCACTACAAAAGGAGGGTCGAGTGAATTGAAAAAAGAAATTGTTGAAGAAGAAGCTAAAAAACAAGTTTGAAAAGAGAATATACAATGTGTTACGTCGGGCTAAGAGTAATTTCCAGTACGAAAGTGAACGCATCCCCTACCTCTTGGCCCGACATTATATCCCTGATTTCGTAGTAATTACTCCTTTAGGTAAGGTTTACATAGAATGTAAAGGCTACCTCCGACCTGAGGACAAATGCAAGATGGTAGCCGTTAAGAAATTACATCCAGAGATTGATTTGCGTATCCTGTTTTATAGCCACAATAAGAAATATATTAAATGGGCAGAGAAGAACGGTATAAAATACGCAATTGGTACAATCCCAAAGGAGTGGCTCGATGGTCTATAAAGATGACGATGATCTAGTCGAGTTAACTAAAGAAGAGTTTGCTAGTGAACTCAACCATGCTAAATACATGGGAGGCCTAGCAGGCGCAGCAATAACTATTATTACAACATTGGTGTTTTTATATTACCTTGAATATCGTTACTATTAATGAAGTAGAGAACATACTGCAAACGTACTCTATCGAAGATATATTTAATATGAATGAATTGACTGAAGCGGATGTTCTCTACTTTCTAGTCGAACAAGAATTTGTAACCTTACCGAATCCTAAACCATTATGAAACATCCTAGTAACAGATTCGAAAGAATAGTTAATGCGAAGAAGAAGGAAGAACGGGCAAAGCAAAAGGCAGCCCGGGATAAAGTTCGGCGAGTACTCAAAGAAAGACTCAAAGAACAGGAGACAGACCATGAACTCCGAACGCTTGATCGAGTTGACAATCTCGAGAGACAACGTAGTTAGCCAGGTTGCAGCATTCTTAGCTGCTATCGGTGTTGTCAAGGACTACGAAGATATCCTGGACATTAAGTTCGGTGATACCCAACAAGATCAGATACCAATAAAGATTAAATTCAAGGAGGCAAAATAACTTAAAGTGGCTAAGAGGGTAAGAAACTATCGGAGGGAATATGACCAGTATCATGGCACGCCTCTCCAGAAGAAACGTAGAGCGGATCGAAATCGTGCACGACGTGCTGCAGAACGTCAAGGTCGTGTCCATAAAGGTGATCGCAAAGAAGTCGACCATCTCGGAAGCCACAGAACTGGGCGTCTTAAGAACGTTCCAACTCGCGTGGTTAGTCGTCACAAGAATCGTATAAGACAGCCTAAGAGATGAGAACATTAGGAGAAATTGGGGGTATCTTATTCTTACTTACAATCTTATTGGGAGTAATATTTTTATTTATTAACTGGCTTCAACAAAGGTCAAGATATTAAGGGAGATAATTTTGGATAACGGTACAATAGCATTAATCATAGTCTTATTGATCATTGGGGTGCCAATCGTGATAGCGGGAATGCTTTGGGTTCTTAATCTTACCAACCCATTTCGTTCTGGGCACTAAAGGATAATTATTATGAAATATTGGTTTGAAATAATTATATTAAATACTTTCTTCAACCCTATTGAAAACACAGTCCATCCAGTGTGTACTCAAACCTGGATGGCAGATCTATAACAAGAAAGGTGTTAAAATGAATGACCAAATTGAGAGACAGATTACTCCAGTGGTTTCAGCCAACGGAAAAGAAATCATCCCGGAGTTCCTCCTCCGCAAAGATCGGAAAGAAAGTGCCTCGGAAGTCTTCCAGAGTGCGGAAGACGTCGGTACCGAGGACTCCTGTGATGTGAAGTAATTAAAGTACCGATTCCGAACAGGATAAGACAAAGGCCTCCGAAAGGGGGCCTTTTCTTATTGTGTGTGTGTGGAGAATTACATGGAAGCAGTGTATAATGCCAGATTTCAGATGTGGTGTCGATTGATTCCTGGTTATGCAGGAATGACCCGCACTGACAAGAGAAAAGCACAATCAGAATTCTTAGCTTTTTGGGGCTTTGAAGGACCAAGTCAACTAGAGCCTTTAGAAAGGGACTACAGAATGATCCCAAAAGAACAAATCTTAGAAGGTTGTAATTGTAATTTTTGTAGAGATAATTACAATCTTAGATACGCACAAGTTCCAACGTCAATGAAGAAGAAGGAAGAAAACACCATGAATACTCTCAACATTGTTGCGTCTGCTGCACAGTCTTCTGCTCAAACTTTTGAGCATGAGGCTCGCGAATATCTTCGTAATCGTCTATCAAAGACTTATTGGACGAAGACTGAGGACCTCCGTCCCAGCTTCGGTCTTGAGGATGACAGCCCTCCGAAGACTCCGAAGGAAGTGATCGAGCGGATCACCAGCGGCATGTATATGCTGCCTGAGGAACCGGAAGACGATTTCGCCCAGGGAGATCTGGGAGGGGAATCGTGGTACCAGCCTTGGAACTCCATTCGTTGGCGTGATCCGGCGAAGAAGAAGGACCGAGATGGTTACAATCTGGCATTGAAGACTCTCGCAAAAGATCGAGACGCTACTCAGGATATCATTATGACTTCGGACGGCAAGGCTGGTTTGGAGGCTTTGCAGAAGTTCGAGTCTACTGCTATCCACTAGAAGATCTTACGCCCGCACGCGTAGGACTTCTAGGGATGAGACCTAAGCACAAGAGAGGGCTCGTACTCCCCTGGACTCTCTTTTAAGCTTAGGCAGACTAACAAACTAAAACCCCCTAGGTGTGTTGAGGCACTTAGGGGGTTTATTTTTGTCTTGTTCAGATTTAAGGGCTTATAAGTGCCGGTAGAGCACTCGATTTAGAAGGCCTCCAGGAGCCACAGAGAAGGCCGTACGTTAGTTTATTTCATTGGCAGGTAGTATGGTAGTGGTGTAAATAAAGTTTCTATTAGAAAGGTATCTAGGATCCTTTTTTACAAGTGCCATAAACTCTTTATGACCATTCTTAGTACGACCAACAATGCAACCAGCACTGGAAGAACCCATGTCTTCTCTCGGAAGATCATATCCCCAATGTTGGTTAATACCGAAGAATCCCGTGTCAAGTTTATCTCCTATACGTTGAAAGTCTTGATTTAAATCTCTACAAACAGTCACAGGACCACCAGTCTGCACGAGTGCTTCGTGATTATTTAAATGTATGCCTACTTGCCAGGCTTGATACTGACCGAATTGTATACGGGCAGCACCTTTAGGATTCATGGGTCTTTGCGTCCAACGAAGAGAAGGTTCAGTCGTAGCATCCCAAATTCCAGTTATGATAGGCACACCATCTTCGAATTCAAAAGTTATCCTAAGGTCATTAAAAACGTTGTTTCTATTGTCATTAGGAGTACCGTCCATATCCATTCCTTCGATATAAACAATGTTTACTTCACCAGGTTCATCGTAGACTTCATAAGCATGCAGACGCATAGCCTTTACCACTCTGTCAATGAACTCGTCCCTTACTTCAGGAACTTCTTCTGTTACATTATTCCACCACATTATTCACTTCCTGATTTGTTCATCTTATTGTATTGCTCTCGTAATTTTCCTAAAGATTCTTCAGCTTCTTTAATCTGAAGATATTCATTATAGCCAGGTTCTCCTGGATATCTAATTTCCGGAGGGAAATAACCCATTTCTTCTAATGTTTTTTGGGTACCAACAGGCGAATGTAATAATTTAGAAGGCTCATCCATTTGAGGCCGAATTCCTCCTACTATACGAGATTCTATTTCCCCTGGAGTACGTTCATATAAACGTTGACCCCATCTATTTGGGTCTTTTTCCAATGTGTTAATTAAATTCAAATACTCAACATACTCACTTAAAGGTCTATTTCGGGCTTTGTCCGATAGAGATGCCGTTGCTTTCCCTAATGCTGCATTCCAATTTGATCCGAGATCAAAACCTTCTCGCTCTTGAATCCAATGTTGTATTTCATGAAGAAGAGTATTTTTAAGATCTGTTGAAGCGATGGGATCTAGTACAATTGAAGTCCAATTCTTATCAACCCAATCATCTAAGGTTCCTGATAATACCCCTTCCGTATCTTTTAACTTCACTGTCGTATTCTTTAATTCAGGATACGCTTTATACAGTTCAGGATAATTTAAGACTTCATGAAGCTTCATTACAGGATCTTTATTAATTCTTCCTACCCAAGCATCTTTCAACTTCGTATGATTTAGATTAGCTTCAGTACTGCCAGGAATCTCATGTTTCCATTTACCTTCAGGACCTTCATACCAACCAGTTTTCCTCCAGATCTCTTCCGTTGTAAACGGACCTTGAGGATCATCTCGGGTAGGATACTTCATTTTTATCGCTTCAGCTAATTTAGCCTTATTTGCACCTTGTGCAGTAATTCCTGCAATAGAACCTAAAGTGCCATCAATAGCTTTACGAGCGATAGGCATAGGACCAAAGATAACAGCCCCTGCTATTTCTGTAGTAGCTGCTATAGTCTCATCAGATAAAGCATCCTTCTCTCCACGTATGACAGCCATATTATGAGCTACAGCTTTAACTACATGTCTAACTATCTTCTCCGGCCAAGTTTGATATCTCTCATTCTCAGGAGTAGCAGTAGACTTTAGATACTCAGACATAGTCTGTGGCTTAGCTTCACGTTTAGGATATCTAGCTCTAGTACGTTCTGCTGCAGCTTCAAATGCATCTGTATAAGGTTCTGTCTGCAGTCTAATTATTGTATCTTCTTCAGCAGGACTATAATAGTTCATAGTCCCATCTCTTACACCTTGTTCTATTCTTGCTGATCTATTTATATCCCGATCAAGGGAAGTAGGCTCTTCATAGTCTTTTGCAGTAATCATGGTTGGTTCAGGACCACCATGAGCACGTCTCTCTAAAGGAACCGGAACTCTCATATCACCAGGACCTGGAACAAGACCACGCTGTTGAAATCGTTGCATAGACTGTTCTATATCTTGATCTGAGAAAGGAGGAAAGTTCTCCATGAACTGTTCTTGAGTACCTAAATCTTGAGCAGAAGGTTTCTCTTCAGATCTTATTTGGGGATTGACATCGGGAGGACGAATAGTAATACGGGTAGTAGGAGAAGTTGACTTCATTAAGTCAAACTCATCCTCTACATATCTACCGTCGCTAGTACTAATACCCATTATTCTCCTCGAGACTTTCTACGGAGTTCCTCTTCGTATTTCTTTTGATTTTGTTTTTGATCCCAAATAGATTTAACCAAATGCTGAGGGAAATTAGAAGGATTTTGAATAGTAGGATCGTAGCCTAGATCAATGAAATGTTTAGCTAGATAATTTGAGACGAAAGTAGGATCGGCGTTCTCTTCACGTGCTACTCTAACAATAGGTTTAATACCTTCATTAACTCTATTTATAATGGCACGTTCATAAGGAGGTAATCCACGTCCTGTTTGACGCCCACCTAGAATATCCTGTCCCTTTTCATTAGTCACTGTCCACTTAGTATTAGTTGTATCCCAACCCATAGTTAAACCAGGAGAAAGCTTAATATCTTTTAAAGCTAAGATATCAGGCTTCAAGAGTTCATTTCCAAATGAATTCTTAACCCAATTGGTATACATAGGCCAGAGAGTAGGATCTAAATTATTTAGCCTCTTGACTTGTGATATAAATTCATCTGTAGACAGTTGTTGATAGGCAGAATATTGTCCCTTTTTACCAGGCGCACCTGTTATTGGATCAATACCTTCCTTCTGAATCTGAGATAGTGCGAACTGACCTTGTGGACTAAAAGCATATTTAACACGATTAATCTTTATCTTATCAGAGACAGAAGGATCAGTAATGTCACTTACCTGCTTGAGCATAGAAGCATAGAATTTAGGATTAGTAATTCCCTTTTTCTCTGCATCACTTATATCTACACCTAGAGCAGGGATGGCTCCAGTTTTAGGATCGACACGTAGTGCATCTGCGGCTGCTCTAGCTTCATTACGATAAGCTTTAATAGCCGTAGGTAAATCATCAATCATACTTTGAACAGCCAATGATCCTACTGCTGTAGGTCCAGCTTGCTCAAAGATAGATTTCAAATCTAGAAGCGTCGGTCCAATAGTCGGATGTTTTAACAGTTTTTGAGTATTAACATCCCCTCTGTTTTTAATATCATGAGCCAACATATAAGCAGGACCATGTTCTTTATGTTCTTGGAAAGCTATGATACTTTTATAACCTGCTAAATTCTCCTGAATAATCTTTTCAGCTTTATCTGGGCCTACATCATTATACCAAGAAGATCCATTAGGACGTATAACCTTAGCAGCAGCTCTCATCTGTTTTTCAGCTTCTAGCATATCTAAAGCTGTATCTTGAGCTAGCTGTCTAGCTGCTTGAGGATCTATATTACCAGATAGAAATTTCTGTCTAACTTCTGGAGGATCATCTCCCATTCCAGCTGCAGTGAGATTAGTAGACATTCTATCTACAACTATTTGACTGGCTGAAGATTGGAAGTCTTTTTCAGATTGTGTAGCCTTTTCTTCATTAGTTTCTTTTCTGTCTTTACGAAGTAAATCTCTGACTTTAGATGCGTGAAAGATTTCCAATTGACCGTTCAACCATTTCTCTGCTTCATGTAAAGAACCTCCTCTACGGACAAATTCAACCATATCAGCTACACCTGGAATTTCAGGATGACGATGTAGGAGAGATATAGTCTTATCTGAATCAGATTTAGCTTTACCTAAGAAACTATTGATATCCGCCATTCTAGCTTTAATTAAAGCATTAGCCACAGGAATACCTGTAGCTTGTTCTGCCTTAGTATCTATATATTCTCTATAGCCAGGATACTGTGCCCTGATGTCAGAAAGATATTGGTCCCGTCTCATGATATATTCAGTCATAGACAATTTACCATTAGCCCGTGCACTTCCCATGGAGGTTAAATTCTCAGAGACATTCTCCAATTCAGTAGGAACAGCTTGAGCATTAGCAGTCATAACATCTGTATCACCAGCAGCAGCATGTCTCTGTCCTGTAACAGTGTCATAGGCTACACCTAGTTCATTAGTAAGTTTGTTCCTCTCTGCATCTGCTTTAGCATAGACAACATCATCAATAGACTTCTTGATTACAGCGTCTCCGCCTTTAGCTACAGCACCAGCGACATCCCCAATACCCTTGAATAGAGCTTCTAAACTCTGATCAGGTGCAGGTTGACTGATTGGACCGCCAGACCACTTTAAGTAGTTGGATTCCGGCAGATCAGGAACTTGTGGGTTAAAAATAGCCAATTATCTGTTCTCCTGTAATTGTAATTTGCGCCTATAAGTATCCATTAAACGTTGACGATCAGCCGTAGGAACATTCCTTAGATGATAACTAAAGTCTAGGCGACTAATTAAGGTCTCATTTCCTTTAGCAGCTCTAGATATCAAAGAAGAATATTTCTCTAAAGGATAACCAGTGACAACCAAAGTAGCTCTAGCTGTCTTCAGATAGTCTTGAGCTTGTGTAGTATTATTGTCTTTTAGTGCTTGTAAATAACTATTGAAATTCTTTAAGAAAACATCTTCAGCATACTTTTCAGCATTCTTACGATCTTGTTGTAACCAAGTATAAGAACGAGTGTCTGCTACGCTTTGAGGTTGCATACCAGTAAGACCCATGAAAGTAGCCATACCCGGTGTAATATCTTTCTCTAACAACTGTCCTTTACGAGACATCCATCTACCAGTTTCAAGTGCACCTATAGAACGAAAAGCATTATTAGCACTAGAGAAGAGTTTCAATGGTCCTATTAAATCATCTACTTTTAGTGGAACAGCTTTATCATCATCTCTCATCAAAGAGAACATAGCTGTCTTAAAGCCATCACTTTGTTCTAAGGCTGTAGATAGAGTACTAGCGACAGCGCCTCCAGCCATTCTCCACCAAGGTTTGTCAGAGACTAGAGCATCCTTGATTATATCTGCTCCCGATGAACCATAGCGTTGACCAAAGTTAAGGAAAGTACCCTTGCGTATATCGCCACCACCGGTGATCATAGCAATCATAGCAGAAGGCAATCCTTCTCCAACCATAGTTTCTACAACATTATCACCGACAAGATATCCATTATCTACGGCGTATTTACGGAAATAATCTCCTAATGGGAATCCCACTATACCCGCAGCAGAAGAACCATAGAAAGCTGCAAAAGTATTAAATAATCTAGCACGTTCGATTCCAGTAATACGCTTACCTGTGAATAGCTCAGCTAGACGCATGTTGTAAGCGAGAAACTGCGTCGGGAAAGCCATAGGTCCTCTTTGAAGGATAGACTTAGAAGCTTGAGACATATTGCCTGAAAGAAGTTCAGCCCTCTCGAAGATAGTTCGTTTGTTAGCCTCTGTCAGACGCCCAGTAGGATTAGCATCTCTAAACTCTCTGAAGGCTGTGTACCATGCACCATATCGTGCATTCTTTTCACCTTCTTTGAAGAAGATTTGTCCTAAATCCAGAAACTGGCCCCAAGCACTTTCAATTACTTTAGGAGTATATCTGACATCCTGCATGGCGTTCTCTTGACCAACATGCTGAAATCCAGTGTTCCTTAGTAATTCATTAGCTTCTTTCCATTCACCTGGTTTCCATCTAGATGTACCAGGGATAAGCTGCTTAGAAGCAATCTCATCTAGCTTATCAATCATACCTGGATTTATACGAGACAGTTGATGTAAGAATGCTCCCTTAGTACCAGGGATAGCCATCTTAGCGCCAGCTACTCCTAAGATAGTAACGTAAGTCATGTTCTGAACCATGAATTGTGGTAGAGCAAACATACCAATTGCAGCATGGTAAGCTACTGATCTAAAGAAACTAGGAGCATCAGTTATTCTATCGAACATCCATTGAGGAGCTAGATGTATAGCACTAGGACCAAACTTATCGTACCCGACGTCAGCAAGCTTCTGAGATATTCCTTGTAAAGCAGTATCTAATGCACTAGGAGTACCCATGAGCTGTTTAATCTTAAATTGATTAGACAACAACCTACTCTTAATATCAACAGGAGTTGCAGATAGTAGTTTAGTATTGTTGAAATGCCAGAACGGAGCGTGAAGAATTTCACTCAAAGGTGCATCTAGATGTTCTTTAGCTTCGTTAATCCAACGTTCAACAGAGTAAATCTTATAATCGTCTAACAGAGAACTATTAGTAATTCTCTGCATAGCTCTATTCATGGATGGGATAGGATCAACAAGAGTAGCAGGATCATAGCTGTAAAGAGGGTTATGACGAGTCCCTTTATCATTGATTGTATATATTTCATAAGCATCCCTCTGTCCTGTATATTGAATCTGGTTCTGTCTGGCATCTGACCCGTGTCTAGTGCCATCCTTTAATTGAGACTTCCCATCTCTATCTAAGAACCTTTTTTCTATAGACTTATCTATATCGACAATCAGCTTATTCTGAGGTACCAAATAGAAAGGTTCAGTCTTATCTAATCTAGCAGGAACTACTTCACCACCAGGACCCCGAGATGGTTCATACCAACTACGGTGTTCTTTCCAATCTATAGGAAGATTACGAGCAGCCTTTTCAGCTTCAATTTCATTACCTGCTTTAATATGACCTCTAACTTCTTCTAGTAATTTAACGATATTACGACCTAAAGTACCATTAGCTATAGGCATTACAGTACGGTCACCGAAGTACCAGTACTTAAGAGAAGGTAAGTCAAAACTTATGTTACCTTGCTTAATGTAAAGCGGGTAGTCGTAGTCAAAGTGTCCACCACCTCTACGAGGGGTAGGGCTAAAAGATATAGGTTTAGTTTCTACGTTAGGAGCAATAAAAAACCTAATAAGACTATTATCATCGCCAATACTACCGAAGCCTGCCAACGGTCTCCTCTCAGGATCGTATATTCTGTAGACCGCCTGCTTACCTTCTTCAACTTCCTTTTTGAGCGCATCTCTATCTTTCTTATTTAATGGTTTACTAGAAGGGTTAAATACTCTCTCTTTACCAACTTCAGACCCCATGAACATGATGTTATCTTCACCACCAGGGAACTCTTTCTGTCTTATAGCATCAACGAAAGGAGAGTTTACTTTCTTACCTGCTTTATCAACAGTAACGATACTGTGTCTTTCTGTACCTAATCTAAGCTTATTAGTGACATCGCGCATGTCACGATAGACACCATCCAGTTCTACATATCTTTTCCAGGCAAAGTAACCTAAGATCTCACCTTCAGTGGGTGGACGATGGTACATAGTCAAATAATGAGATTCGATATCACCGATGTGTCTGAAAGTATACCCAGTCTCTCCAGTCAAAGGATCTGTAGCAGTCTGCCCAAACTTAAGAACTTCCTCAAACTGTTTGAACATTTCTTTTCGAGAAGTACCTGGGAAAGACCACTTAGCTAGCTTACGAGCATCTTTCATCTCTTGCTTAGCCAGAGCTAGAAGATTAGCAGGACCGTAAGTAGCAATCTTAGCATTAGCTCTTGCATCTACTGATGCAGTCTCTTCAGGAGTCCTCAGCCATCCTAAAAAAGAATTAAGGTAACCATCAGGAGTCTTAGAGTCCTTAGTCTTACCAAACAAGTCTCTTAAGATATAAGCATTCTCAGGAACAGGCTCGTACTTACTGAGATAATATTTACCTCCAACCTGTTCTATAGAAGCACCAGGACTGGCTTTTAGTTTATTTAGTTCTTTGTAATAACTTCCTAGACCATCTTCTAGGCTTTTGATCTCAGACTTATAGACTTCAGGTTCTTTTCTGAAAGCCTTAAGTTGATCTTCTGAAAGCTTAACCAAGCTTTGAAGTTCTAACTGACGTTGACCATCTTCAGAGCCTTTTAAGACAATTCCCTTTTCCTTAGCAAATGCCCAAACATGTTCAGGCCTATCCCAGAATTCAGCATTACTTTTACCGAACCATATCTCTGCCCAGACAGCATTAGTGTTTACGTCATGATGAGCATCTATGTTTACAATGTTCTTAGAAAGATTGGGATGTCTATCGTTAATAAATGTTTTAATAGCTCTGACACCATCTTCAGTAGCTAGCTCAGGAGTACGCCCAACCTTCAATTGATTTTGGATTACATTTAAGACATTGTTCTGAGCGGTAATATAACCGTCTTGAATTTGATTTACGAGTTCTCTAAAATTACCAAAGTTCTTTCCTACATCTTCTGATTGAGATTTCATTACACTAGGTAGAGCTTCAATAGCCCACTTAGCAGGATTATTAGTTCCACGCATCTCACTCATAAGACCGCCAGTAGCATGTAGGACAGCGGCCTCTCCGATGTCACCAGCGCCTGCGGCAGCAGCTACCTTAGGAGACCAAAGGGCATCTACACCCGCACCATAAGAGAACTTAGCAGACTCAACAGAATCAGCTACAGCCTTCTTGACGGGATTTATTACTCCGAACTTCTCAGCTACTTTCCTAGTTAAAAAACCTGTTCCTGGGACAGAAATAGCAGTCGCAGCTGTAGAGAAGTTATGAGCTAAAATATCGCTTTTAGACATTCCCAACATACTCGTCAGGAATTCTACGGCTAGAGAAGGATTGTCTACTTTAAGTCTATCTGCTATTTCAACAACCTTAGCTTTAAATTCAGGGAAAGGTAATCTATATAAAGCTTTCCTCTGTTCCTCTAGAGCATTGCCTAGAGAAGGAGTTAAAGGTGTTCCTGGGATGTTCCCACGTAGTTTTACTTCGCCGTAAATACCCAGTGATAGGAGATTTTTACCGAAGTCTACGGCTCTGCCACCCCAAGACTGTGCATCAAGTACTGATTGAGCATCTTGTATTTGAGTACGTAAGAAGGAATCTTTAGTTAAGAAACTAGTTCCTACATCGACAGCCTCAGCAACCATGTTAGGATATTGATGAACAACAGAGTCCCACCAGGAACCTGGTTCATTTGCACCGACACCGTAGAGAGTATTTACATACCGCTTAGAGAACTTCTCTTCGAAGATACTCTTAGGATCACTATATTCTTTGTTTATTTTAATTTCATCTAGAGTGCCTTGCATCTCTTTAGTAGTCAGAGGCCCACCCTTTCGAATAGACATATCTGAGAATAGCTTTCTAAGCTTATCTGCTTTATCAACATCTTCTTTAGAAGCTACTTCACCACGTAGTTGATCTTCCTTACCTTCTGCAATAGACCGTTTGATATCTTCATAAGTTCTACTAATATCGTAGATACCGTAATGCGCCATAGTAGAACGAGTAGAAATAACCGGTTCTGTCAATGGAGTAGCTAGCGAAGAACTAGTATCTATACTGACCGGTTGTCTTTCGTCTATTACAGGAGTCGTATCTATTGAAACAGGAGCCATTATCCACCGAACCTCGGATACGGGAGGTAACTAGATTGATTCCCGCCCGCAGGAGCAACAGAACTACCGAAGCCTGAAGCGTATGATCCTACTCTACCTAATGGACCTATGTTACTAATCAATTGTCCGCCTAGAGACGATAGACCTTGACCTGTAGATATTTCCGTACCTGCTTTAGATTGAATTATTCTCTCTTGAGAAATCTGACTATTGATATCGAAGATATTGCGTCCAGCTCCTAGAGGTTGAGTTATACCTAATATATTAGTTCCCAGCTGACCGGAGATTTGACCATAAGCCCCAGGGAGTCCAGAACTACCGCCACCAGTAGCACCTTGCGATGTAGCATTAACTAGACCGAGTGCTCTCGCTCTCTGTCCTACTCTTATAGCTTCCAATTGATCTCGACGTCCTTTTATTTCCATCTGTTGTCTTCGTACAGCTTCAGCCTGTTGTTCTAGAGCAATCTGATGTTGCTGTGATGCAGCAACATCTTTATGTCCTTGCTGTTGACTGTATGATCCATATGCTGACATAGCCAAACCAGCTACTGCTATTAGTGCTTCAATCATTTCTTAAATCCATGGGTTCCCTGTCTCAGCAACAGACCATCCGATTATATTGAATGGTATATTTGAATTGTTTAATACGTGAAGAGAACAGGCTTTACCGTGCCCTCTTATTTTCACTCGCTTAGATTTATATTTATATAGACCATCTCCAGATATACTTAAAGTCTGTGCTACAGACCATTGTCCTGAATCAGCAGAAGTAGCATAATCCCACTGTCCTCTTATCTTAAAGGAAGTATCTTCTTCAGAACTATCTGAATAAATGTAAACATAATTATCTTGGAATTTCCTTACAGCTTCCCCTCTTACGACAAATCCAGTTACAAAGAAACTTTCGAATTCGTCTTCTTCCCAATCTAAGTAATCAGTACTTCTCTGCTCTGAGAAAGTAAAAGCATTTAGATCATCTGAAGTTATATACTTAAATACTGGGGGTGGAGACGTACTGCCTCCTGGACCAACTATATAGTTAACTCCGTGAATCTTAATATCGCTGTCTACACTCCAAGGGTAGAATGCTTGAGAACTGAGATTATAATTAAGAAGCCTATTGAATTCATATCTTTGGGTTACATTGTTCGTCTCTATATCTCTATACACCCATTGGATCAAAGTAGAAATAGGATCATAAGCTCCCCTAGCAAACTTCTTACCTAACAAAGGTATATCTTCGAAGAAAGATGCTATAGTAGAATCTGTCAGAGATTGAACATTCAACCCACCTTGCTGTCCTGGAACTATAGAATAAATACCTTCTTCATTCCAGAATGTAGGATATCCTTGTACAATTACCGAAGGTGTAGAAGATATGCTTTGGATTGAAGATACTTTAGTTATCGTATAATCATTAGCTGTAAAACCAATTCCTTGGCTACCGGTTATAAACCATACACCATTAGCAGCTCTAACTATTAAACCATTCTGTATAGGTATTAATTCATAAATAGATCCAGCACCTTGTATTCTAATTACACCGCCATCAGACGGAAGCAGATCGAATCTATCTTCTGAAGTAGGATCATTGTTTTGATAACATCTTTCGAACTGCTTTACATTCTCCATTATCTGAGAGAAGTAAATGTTCTCTGTCCATGTTGCAAAAGGCATATCTCCAGAAGCAGAGAATGAAGCATCTACCCCTGAATACCAAATACGTCCTGCAAACCATGCTCCAATTCTAGGTCTTACTAATGTAGAAAGAGTAGTTATACCTGCTAAACCTGAAGCAGTATTTCTATTTTGATCAAAAGCACTGAGAATGAAATGTCCTTTAGGAGCAGGGCCTAATCCTAAAGTAACATTAGCAAAAGTAGTAGCAGGATCAAATACATCTGAAGAATTCTTAAACAACCACCAGACATCTGAATTAGAAGGATAGAAAGCTAAGTCTGTAAAGAACTCAGTGATATACCCTGTATTAACCGGAGAAATCTCCCAATCAACAACAGCTGTAGTAAATATAGGCGGAGGATTTCCGTAGGTTATTTGAAACGAAGTAACATTAATGGTTAAAGTAGTTCCTGCATAACTTACAACAGTACCTGACTTTATTACCCTTTGATGCCTGCTTCCAACAATTATATATCCTCTGATTGTAACAGCATTTCCTGATGCAGGCGTCGTTAAACCTGCTTCAACTGTAAAAGCTTGAACTCCAGTTGAGTCGTCCTGAAACGAAGTTGTAGAATGTGCCAACCAAGGACCTCCTGAAGTCCATCCTTGATTCTGTAAATTATAGCTATGTTGTGTAGTTAAAGTAGTGGAACGGAGATCATCAGGTATTTCTTCTAAGATACCACTGAAATCTCTGATCTGAATACTAATACGATTACCTTCTATAACTCCAGCATCATACGTACAATAAATAGGCTCTAGGCTAGGATGAAAGACAAATAAATATCCATTACCTGTTGCATAAGTACATTCAGCAGCATTATCTATCGTACCTCCTGGAGGAAGAAAGAAACCTAAGGTAATAGTACTAGCTAACTTTTTAGTTGACAACGGACTAGCTACTGTAGCTGCAGATTGAAGGTAAAAATGTAATGTGCCGTCTATTTGCTTTACAAAGACTGTAGTATTCCCGTCACCACCTGCATTAGTCCATACGAAAGAAGATATCGCAAATCCACTCTTACTTATAGTAGTAGATGTACCATTCTCTTCAATATCCATGCCCTTACGTCTGGAAACTAATCCAATACGATCGAATACACAGTTGTCTGTATCCGTACAAGCATTCTCAGGGAAAGTTAAACCAGTAGCTTCGGTTACTAATCCTTTAGTGAAATTGTTCTGTGCAGATATTTTTCTAGCTCTGTTAGGCATTCTTAACTTCTGTTATTCTAATATTTCTCTTATTGAAATAAGTATCTGCATATCTCTTCAAATGCTCAAAACTAGTGAATTGGTTCTTCAGAGGTGCAGGGACTATTCCATCTGCATATTTAAAACTCCATAAGCAATTCATAGGATTCATTATAGCATGTAAAGTGTTATTCCCTGTAAACAGACGACTGTCCACTAGCCCAGTGGTAGACAAGGCAGACTTCCCATCTATAACTTCTAGTTTTAGTATACGATCGTCTGACCGCATCTTAGCCTTACGTCTATCTTCATAGTCAACTAACATTACACACGCCTAGCAAAAGTAGGGAATTGATCGAAAGCCAAAGGCTTATCTAAGGTCTTAGTACGTTGTAAAGTTCTCCACTGTCTACGAGATTCTAGTTCAGCCTTCTCATTAGGTGCTTGTTTCAATTCTACAAAAGCTAAAGATTTAGCTTCATTAAGCAATAGAACAAACTGTTGATCATCTAAATCTGGGGTGAAAGCATCAGATAAAGTAAAGGTAGGAATAACTAATCCATAACACATTGTCTTAGATGACTGTAAAGTAACATCTACATCTATATCATAAGAATCGAAGACAACATAAACATCATCTACTATTGTACAGTACGTAGGAGCAAGACCATTTTTAAAGTAGAAAGTAAAGTTATTTAGCACTAATGTATCTACATCAATTTCAGTAGTCTTAAAAGTTTGAACCATATCTAGAAATTGTTTAATTGGCAGTATAGTCACATAATCAAAATGATCTTCGGGAAAACCGATAGTAGCTTTATTATACTTGATCCAATCTATACGTCTTACATCAGCAGGTCTAATCATAAGGACAGGTTGAGCATTATCACCGGAAGCATCTAGAGAGAAGATCTGCCTATGTTCCGGTAAATCTGCTCTAGCTATGATGTTAAAGTAACATGTTCTGATTATCTGTGCTACCTGCATAGACTCGGTAGTATCTGATATACTATTTACTTCATCAGAATCTAATGACGATAGTATCGTCTGAGTCATATCTAAAAGTGAATATTTCATTTACGTAACTTCCACGTTGTTGCTAAGAAGTAAAAACCAATTACAGAAATCACAACCCACCATAGATTGGAATCAGCAAGTGTATCTGTGTTGAATATATGACAATCTAGGTTCAGATCTCCTCTGACTCCTGAACATCCATAAAAAGCTCCAACAGTCTTATCCCATAAGAAAATCTTAGTTAAATAAGCAATCGGTCCTATAGCTGCTACAAGTCTAACGAAACCATTAACACGTCTAGTTAATGTATCCCCAGCTTCAGCTAAAAGGACCGCTTTACGAGCATTAGCTATTTCAAGTTCTAAATTGATCTCCGCTTTCTGAGTATCACTGTCAGCCTTAGCCCTAGCGATCTTCAGATCAGTAATCTTATTTAATACGCTGGATATAGGTCCAGCTAGACCACTAAGAAAACCAAAGATAAGGCTTAGAAAACTAAACATGCCTCAGCCTTTTACGTTTAACAATCTCTGTATTCACCAAGAATCCATCTACCTTTACTGTATTAAGTCTACGCGCCCATTCTGTAATTATACCTTTAAATATCAAAATATTACCAAGTATGATACCTTGCTTCCAATTAAAGGATCCTGCAACACTATAAGATAAGAGAGAAGAATAATCTATAATTGAGAAAGCTGTAACTACAAATCCAATAGCTGTTTCAAGACGAGCTAGAAAGATAATTTCCGAATTGTTAAACCAAAGTTTAGTTCTTTCCCACTTAGTAGGATATTTTATTTCTCGTTCGGATTGTACCTTTACAACCCATTTACGGCGTCGGCGTCGTCGTAGGAGTAGAGACGAAGAAGGACTTAATTCTTTGGAAGTCTTCTTTAATGCCGACATAACCTCGCCTTCCGATGTAATACCCCAGACCAGTGAAACCAGCCAACAGTACTAATGTACCAATAAATTCCATGTTTTATCCTTTATATTTGTTCCAGAGAGATAGAGCTAATGTCTTACCCTCGTTAACTCGTCTAGTCCAACCTCTGCCAAAAACAGGCCAAGTATTAAGCCTTTTTAGAAAAGCCAGACGTTCTCCATAGATAGTATTAATTAAATATTCTGGGTCTTTTGCATTCACTGCAGCCAGTGTGATAGGACCGATATGTCCGTCTTGTATTGCACCTACAATTCCTTGTAGAACTTTAGCAGAGCGACTTATCCCCGAATTGATACCGTAGTCGAGAACAGCATAATCAACACCAGGAGGAAGATCGTTATAATGAATAGGTTCTGCATAGTGTTTGTCATAGATGTCCTCCGCTACATCTTTAGTCATGTTTCGAACGTCTTGGGCAGTCGCATTAGACTTCCAATACATTCTAGCATCATGAATAGTTATACCCCAGTTAGTAGGACCCCCAGGATCAGCTGCATCATTAGTATATCCGCCTTCATCTTCGAAGACTTTAGACATAGCTTCTTTATATGTTTCTTTCACATTACCTCACAATTAGTGCAGTAACAGTAGCAGTAGACGTCGCATTACTTGATTTAAAACTGAATCCAGTCGTAGCGATAGTTGCATGGTCAATCCAGAACGTTTCGTTAGCACTGCCTACAAGACCAACAACCATATAGTTGGCATCTGGCTCATTCTCACCAATCACAGTAGCTTTACCAGAACCTTGCGGATAACGTCCACCTGGCGTGCTATCGGAACTTGGGAAAATATTAACAGTCGTAGATGATAAAAAGTCTACGATGTAACCATACCAATCTGCTCCGGTATCCGCTCCAGCAGTTATCTTAAGCTTCTTTCCTACATCGGATTGAGTAAATGTTCCAGTTGTCGCAGTCAGAAGATCACTTGCATTGCAAGTGACAATTACATTTGTTCTAGCGAACACAAAAACTGAAGTGGGTGAACCAGTGAACGTACTTCTAACACGTAGATTCTTTCCTGATGTTGGTGCAGTTCCTGCCGAAGAGCCGGGGAAAGAACCCTCACTAAGATGTCTAACATGATTCAAGGCTAAATAAGATACACCAATGTCCGTCGTCGAAGCCTTGTCAATAGGAATAACAGAAATACATGGCTCATATAATACAGTAAGTGGCGCTGGAAAATCTTGTGCCTTAATGCCAAACATTCCTTGTTGATCGAGTATCTGTCTTGGCGGGAATGTACCAGCATCAGTGTTATTGCGGAAGAGGCATCTCGCTCTCAAAGATATGTCAGGAAGAGACATCATCACAGGTAACTTTGTTGTCGTATCCCATCTAGATAAATTGTTACCGGTTATTTCTAGTGTATTACTTACGTTGGAGAGAGTAATAAAACCATCTATTTGAGAATTCGTTACAACAAGACTTCCGAAAGAGCCAGTAATGCTATTAAATGGACTTGGAGGTGAAACTACAAGAGCCCTATCAATAACAACATTTCCACCAGCACCTAACACAAATGCAGTAGCTACTTCAGATCTAAACCCTCCACCAATATATGTTTGCTGACTATTCGAACCAATCTTAAAATCTGCAATAGAAGAGAACGAAGCTGAGCCTCCAAACACGTCAAAACCTGTGGCAGCTCCAGTTTCAATACCTATTCCACATGCATCTATCCCAGGACAAATGAAAGTAAAGTCAAGTGAATTAAAATCTGTGGCAGTAAAACCTATATCACAATTTTGAAATATAGGTAGATTAAATGCAACTTCAGAAGCAGCCCCACCAGAACTTCCAGCATGGACACCAACATTAAAGCCAGAAACGATTATGCCGTCAAATATAACTCCAGAAGTCTGATTACCGCCGCCAGGACCGCCAAGACCCAAGCCAACAGTCGTACCTCTAGCTACTTGATTATATATTGCTAATCCAGAACAACGAACAAACTTTTGTTTCTGGAACAACATGGCCAAACCATCAGTTGCTCCAAACCATTTAATGCCAGATGCAATCGGTCCATAAGGACATTCAATATTGATGTGATTTTGTCCTGCAGAATTACCGACAAAAATAGTATCCGTGACCTTACAGAAACCAACATCCCAAACGACTGTCCCGCCTGCAGCGCCAGCAACTGAAGCAAAAGCATCGTTTAGTGCGGTAGTATCATCGGTTGAGCCGTCCCCCACTACGCCGAAATCAGATAGAAAGACCCAAGGTAAACCTGCAGTTCCAGGCCCCCAAGCTGTATCAAAATCAGTACCAGAAACTTTAGTTAATACTTTACCTGTTGCTCCCCCAGTAGGTAGGGTAGATACAGGGAAGACTTGTCCTGATCCTTTGAAGTCTGCCAAATCTTTTAAACGAAGAGGCTCTAACTCATGAATAGGAGTAGGAAGATTCATCACCCTCTTGTTATTCATGTCTAAATTAGCATTCATATGATTAGGTGTAGTCCCTGATCTAGACAGAAAGGTATCACTCTTAACTTCTATTTCAGAAACATTCTGACCTAGCTGACTTAAAGCAGACTGCTCATTAGTCAGAGATCCTATAACTTGAAGGTCTATTTTAGTCATTTGTATTTATCGCAGTCCAGGAAAGATGTCCGTCAGTATTTATCCACATACGATCTGCAACTCCAACTCCCTTTAGATTTACATAAATAGAACCTTTTCGAGCAGGCGATGTAGGGTTACCGTCTCCTGTGATAAAGGCTATATCTCCTAATTCAATAGATTCCATTGTTTTAATCCTGTTGTTATAGTGGGGGACCGAAGTCCCCACACCATAATTGTGAATATTATTACAGAGCGTAATAATTAATTGTGACGATAATTACACCAGCTGTAAACGCTGTAGGCGTGGTCCGGCTACAGGTAACATAACCTGGTAGAGTCGTCGTGGTGCCTAGAAGCGCACCTTGGCCAATTGCAGCGGCGGGGATATTACTAGCCGTTAATGACAGAGTAATATGTTCACCGACACCATCCATTTGGGCCGTTGGGAACGCTGCTAAAAATCCATCGAAATCGATTTGTGTAGAACGATTAGTCTGCACTAGTCCTAAATCAATAGCCACGCCTGTTGCAGCGGGGGTATGAGTCATGACATCGATAGAATGAACTCTCATCTTTGGGAAAAAGACTGTATCTGATAACGGAGTTTCTAGTTCCGTAAGGGTCGTCAGATCAATCTTAAACTTAATTTGTCGAAGAGCACCAGTGGTGGTATACTCGCCACCTGTATTCGGTACTGCCTTTTCAGGACCATACTGGATATACAGGCCGTCGTTATTTAGCCAATTACCCATGTTACTCTCCTATTTACACAACCTGATCAATGTCAGTTAAGACGATGACCATGTTTTCTGGACGATATAGCTTAAAACCATATTCTGTAATGGTTAGGTACTCAGTCTGTTGAAGATCTTTATTGAACTCAGAATACACAGTAGGCATCTGACGGAAGCCACCGATTATCGGTAGCGTATCGCCAGGAGCTGCTGAGAAGAACTGATTCGCAACACCGACAGTCACAGACTTAGCATTGATGGTTTCAACGATGCCCCGAGGGAGATAGTTGGAAACATACACGTCAAAGCCATAGATATTGAAACGGAACTTCATGCCCGTAACAAGATTATCTCTGACCACTTGATCCCACATAGGAGTGGGCGTCAAGAGATTGACGATGTTAGTCTGCGTTTGTAGAGTATATGCGACCGTAGGATCCACAACTGCAACAAGGTTAGTCATAGGAACGTTAGCCTTTGAAAGGGCATAATGCGCCTGTGCGAAATCCTTGAGTGCAATAGTTTCGTTTGTACCTGAACCAACAAAACGGTGATTAGCTTCGTTAATTACGTTTAGGTTGCTTGCCGTCTGTCCAGCGTTAGCCCGATCAAAAATACGGGTTTCAACGCCTTCCATAATAGCACGGTGCTGTCTCGGAGAGAATGCAGCTAGAACGTCCGAAGACCAATAACTATCTCTCTTGAACTTCTCCGAAAGCGAGTTGGCAGAATACTTGTATTGATCGAAGGAGAACTGGAATTCACCAGTATCCATCTTATTGTACAAGACTGCTTGACCTTCTGCAAAGTCAGCAGTTTCTGCTTCACCCAAGCTCGGGATTGTGAACACGGTACCATCAGGGAAGTCCGAAAGAATTCGGACAAACTTCGTGGCGAACAAATCATCCAATAAGAGCTGCTTTAGTTGTTTAGACCAAAGCTCATCTCTAATCAAATGTTCGTTAGTAGCAACTGTAAAGCCACTTGCCATTTGTTAGTCTCCTGATTAAATTAGCCCAATGCTTTCCAAGTGCCGTCTTCGAATTCTTTTCCTAAGTTAGCTTGATCTTGGTGCATTTGAACTTGTACTTGTGGACTATAATAGCGATTAGGGTCTTCCTTCCTCATCTTCTCATAATGAGCCCAAGTTCGTTTCTGCAACGATGGTGCGAAGCTGTCACTACGCTGATTGGGGCGAGGAGGAGACTGGAACTCTTCTCTCTGAACTTCTTGGTCTAAACCTAATGTTCTAATAAGAACCTTAGGTTGTTTCCGAGCCATTTCATTAAGATCAGCTTCAGTAATACCTAAATCATCTATTTGTTTCTTTACAGCATCCTTATAGTCGTTGCCATAACGTTGCTGTAACTTGTTCCTGATTAAATTGAAGTTATCTTCTTGTCTCTTTGTCAATTCATGTTCTTGAATCTTAGAAGACACTAAGCTTTCAATTTCTTTAGGATCATATGCGGGCCGTGTTCCTTCGTTCGCTGGGGGTGTTTCGCTACTTGTCAGCTGCTGTTTAGAAAATTGGTCAATTATTTCTTCGAGCTTAGCCCTTGAGTTGTACTCTTCTCTTAGTTTAAGATAGTCATTACGTAATTCGTCACGACCTCTCTCTAAGTGTTTGATGTACGTATCCGATTCAAACTTACCTCTAGCGAGTTCTTCAGGAGATTTGAATTTCTTCCCTTCTCCTACTAACTCTTCGAAATAATTCTTACTCGGATCAATTTGTGGTTCTGTCGGATTGTCGTCCATTAAATTCTCGGTCATTTAGTCTCCTGTTGGTCTAGGTCAATTAATTTTGCGTATTTGAAGAGACAAGATCTAAAACCATTTCTATGGGCTTGTCTATAATCCCAATTAGGTTTATCGTAGGTACTTGTGTCGATCTCTGCTCTATATAGAGTAGCTTCGTCTTCTAATACTAATTCTTGTAGCCGTTCTAAAACGGATTTTGCGCCTAATACTTGATTCTCAAATCTTTTCTTTTCTTCGGGGTCTTTGATGTGTTTGGTCCACGCACCAATCATTGTGGAGGCACTCCTTCTGTTTGAGCTGCCGCTTCAGCTTCTAGATCGTAATCTTCCCCGAGTCCTGTAGCAGTAGTTGCCGATGTAGCTACCTGTTGCTGCAAGGCATTAATCTGCTTCTGAGCATCTGCTTGTTCAGCCAAGGCTACGTTTGTATTTACAATACCATATTGCTGGATATTGAATATTTCTTCAATCAATCTAGCTAATCCAATGCCAGAGAAGTGAGGCTGAACTGCAGGCCATAAGCCTGACCCTGTTAAACTAGTCAGGTTCTGCACCAACTCAGCCTGTTCTGCAAAGTGTCTAGCAGCTATAGGTTTAATTCGTCCAATACCTGTAATGTCTTCTACTGTCAGTGTTTGGAAAGTAGCAATCTTAAGATCATCATCGAAGACTCTGATTACAGTTGAACCTGTAAGATTACGTCGTGCTAATTCAAGCATAGCGTTCAGAAGAGGTTCTACAACCTGTTCTTCGAACTGTTTAATCTTATTCTGGAAGACACGAGCAGCTGCGTTCTCTAAACGTTGAACTTCATATTTAGTCTTTTCGCCTGGGGTTCTAAAGCCCATGGCTTCTCTAGGAGCACCGGCCATTATTTCCATAATGCTCTCTAGTCTTTCAATCTTCATATCCCCTTGCATAACATTTACATCAGGGACAACAAGCTCTACGTTTCCTTCTTCAGAGACGAAGATCTTCTCACCAGGCTGCCAAGTAAAGTCTTCAACAAAGCCTGTGACTTTCTGGACAGGATAAGTAACCAAGTCCCAGATATCTGCGCCCATGTTCTCCACATGGTCCATACGATACTGCATACCCACTAGATTATCTAAAGGGCCCATACCCCAGAGATTATCTTGCTTCCTACGCCACGGTGCATGGAAGATTGGCGGATAACCAAAGTAAGAAGGATTAGGTTTCTTTCCAATAAGCTTATGTCTATCTACGACAGTAATAACGTAGTTCTTTAAGAACGTATCGTTATCTTTATCGTATAAATCTCCGTAGAAAGTTAAGACTTCTACAGAATCTGAACACAAGTAATCTCGGAAAGATCCGAAGCCGTCTACCGAATATAGAGCATCTCGTTGCTGCCAATCACCTTCAAAGGTAGATGCGTTCCTTCGTATATCTTTGAAATAGTTCCAGAGAGCTTGGTATTCTTCTCTATTCTCATCAGTTGATAACTTCTCCAATTTATCTTTAAGTTCTCCCAGACTGGTGACTGAGCGTACAATCTTAGGAGAAGATCTGAAGCTTTCTGCCGTAGGATTCATAACGATATCCAAGGGATTAATACGTCTAGCCCCAGGACCTATATAACCCATTTGAGTCATATTGGTAGTTTGAACTCTTTCGTCTATCCATTCGACAGTCGGCATGCAATTGCCAAAATCAATATAGTCTAAGATGATTTTGTCCATCTCTTCTTTAAAAGAAGGCTGTTCGATCATCCAAGTAGTATAGTTGATTATAGCATCGCGCTTTCGTACTGAATTAGCATCTTTGTTATTAGCTTCCCATGTCAGCCACTTACGTTGTGGAAACAGAGTAGCTACATAATTCGCATATAGATTATCTCTGATCTGACAGAGCTTAGGGACAGTAGTCTTATTTTTCCACGGTAATTGAGAATTGCTAGTGTGAGAAGTATCGGTAGCATAGACATAACGTCTGATCTCTTCCCAATCTTGCTTCTTAGGCTGTCGTAACATATCCCATTCTAGCCACTTCTCAGTAATCTGTATGGCTAATTGATCGGGTTGAACGACATCATCTAGTTCTAGAACTTTAGAAGTCATGCCACTCCGCCCCATCTCTGATGAAATTCAAATCCATGTGTACTTTCTTTTTTCAGTTTAAACAAATCTAAGGGTGCTACTGCAAAATCTACCGCTGAAGCTAAGGCATCTTTGATATCGTCATGAGCTGGATTAGCGAAGACAAGCTCTTCTTCTAATGCTTGACAGTTACCGCCCATGTAATGCCAGATCTGATGATTAGCATACTTAGGTTCTAGGACAGCCATGATACGTTCTTCTTTAGAACCTTGCCATCTAGAAGGACGGAACTCGTCGACTACTAGAGACAGCCCATAAGGGCGAATGTAGTTGTCCTTTAAGTCTTGTACTATAACCGCTTGGGCTACGCTTACTTCGGCTCTTATTTTTCTGAAGCCCCATTTCTCATACAACTTTAATATTCGATTGAAGTACTCAGATATCTTATCTGTTTTAAATCTATCTATTTCTAATATGTAATAGTTAAGATGACCGTCTACCCCCAGAACCACGATCGACGTGGAGTCTGCTTTTTTTCCGGTGGAGAAGGCAAAGTCGACACTGGCGACGACGTTGAGCTTGTCTCCTTTGAAGTACCATTTACCGTCTCGACGGGCGAGGTAGTTTTGGTCGTAGTATTGGAAGAGGTCCCTTTGGATAGGCGAGGAATCGACGTCGTGCGGATCGTTATAGTATTGGGCCCGGAAGTGTACCTTATTGAGGTACTGTGACTTCTTTGTAGCGAGAATCTCTCTGTTGAAGCCGAACCATTTACCATCCGAACGTTGCTGGCGCGGCCAGAGAAATTCGCCAGTTCCATCTCCAATTGATTCAACTTGTCGCTCAAAAACCTCGAATAGGGGTTCCGTTGAAATAACATTTCCCAATTCATCGTAACTTTCAATCTCCATTTCTGATATATCGTAATACAAATCTTTAGGGTGATAACGAGTACCGACAACCCACTCTCTAGAGTTAACTGTTTCGACCGATGATAGGAGCGAATACTGGTCCTTTACGCGAGTTCTGCCTTCGTCTAGATAGGCGTTAGCTTCAACCACCACGTCATCCAGAACAGCAATATCGCAATGCATGCCAACGATATTGGAAGTAAGACCAGCAGTAAAAATAGAAGGGTCGCGTATAGACTCTTTCTTACGTTCTGGGTGATCAATGGATATTTC